CTGCGCCCTGCCCGATGTCGCGCGTGTAGGTGACCTCGATTGGATAGTAGCCTGATGAGTCGGTGACCCATGACGGCGCGTTCCCATACCACATTGCGAAGTCAAGTGTGGCGGCGCTCGACAGGTCGATCTCTCTCGGCAGGGGCTCGGCAAGGATCGCCGTCGTGCCGACCATGCGCGTCACTATCACAGGATAGATCGAGTCACCTGCCGTCACTAAGAACGCTTTGGTCTGATCTGCCTGGAGCCCTGTCGCTTGTGAGTCAACGGTGAGGGTCCGACGGTCGGCGGCGATGGCGCTCACAGATGCTGCGGTGCGCGTCTGAGTGAGGAATACGACTGAGGTCTGACCCTCCTCCTTGAACGCCACAGAGGGCGCCGTGGTGAGAGGACCGGGAGCAAGCCATTCGAGGAGGTAGGTCTGACCGGTGACAGCTTTCCGCATGTTCAAGCTCCTTGGTTAGCTTTGGCGATGTCGGCGGCTGTTGCTCTCGTGAGGTTCGCCGCATCGACGAAGCCCTGCGACACAGGGCTCCATGAATGGCGGCAGTTGTAGCCGCCGCCCGATAGCTTCACAGGCAGGCCTTGACCGTTGTTCAGCGCCGCCATCTGCTTATCATCGACCACCTTATTGATGAGCGGCTTGCAGAACTGACGAGTGATGCCGTCTCGTGGCCCTGTGTAGAGGTAGAGGTCGAGTCCTGCGCTCTCACCGACCGCTGCGGTGACCTGCCGCCCATAGGAGGCGATCTTGGTTCTGAGCTCGGTGAGCTGACGCCCCTCTGATCGTTGCATCTGATCTGAGAGCCGACCCATCGAGGCTGTGAGAGAGACGCCGAGGGTCATGCCCTGAAGCGCCTCACGAACCGCCTTGGTGGTATCGGGTATGATCACATCTTGAAACACAGCGTCGACCGCCGCCACTCGGAACGAATCGAGTTGTGCTTGGACTGATGCTGTTGTGGCTGTTGGCTCCAAGACTTGGATCGCCTCGAGCGCGGCCGCGGCAACCCGATCAGACTGCTCGATGAAATCATCGATCGTCATTCCAAAGGCCGCCTGCAAAATGAAGTCTGCCAAAGCCTCCCTCGGAAGACCGAGGAGGAACTCTGGAGAAGATATAGAGAGAGCCGCCTCAAGGGTATCGAGGAGGCTCTTCCTGCTTTGTCCCATAGCCCGCGCCATGACCTCCGCCGCCCTGATCTCGGCGCGCAGCTCCTCCACCTTTGCCATTGTGAGTGCGGCGCGATCGCCCGACTGCTCTTTCGCCTGAGCGGTCAGATCGGTGACAGCTACCTTGTCGGCGCTGTCACCCTCTGCAAGCAGTTGAACGGTGCGACCACACTCACAACGCATCTTAGAGGCAGTCGGTGAGGATGTAGCCGAGGGTGCTGTCGATCGCCTGGAAGGTGTGGCACTCCTCAGCGTAGACATAGCGACGGATCTTGCCGAGGTCGTCATACTGACCCGCGACCATGCCACCGAACTCGAAGTTGAGCGCGGCAACAGGCATGCCCTTGACATTGCCGCCCTTCTGCACGATGGCGTCAGAGCCATGCAGGATGCCGAGGAAGAGGCTGTCGGCGGTCCAGATGTAGCCCTCGGAAGCCGAAGCACCGGGGACGGCGCTGTCGATACGAGCCTCGCCGACCATGATGTTCGGGATCCCGAGCACATCGGAGAGGACCTGCTTCACAGCGGCGTCGCTGAGAATGAGGTTGCCCGAAGCGATGCCGGCGCTCGAGGTGCCGACATAGCCACGCACCTCAGGGTTGCGAGCGAGCGCGCGGAAGAGGTCACGACCCATGACAAGCGTGTCAGGGTTGATACCATGAGCGGCAGCGAACACGGTGTCCTTGAGCTGGTGGAGGTAGCTCAGAGGCTCGGCGCCCGCAGCGTTGAACTTGCCGCCGAAGGTGGCGGTGGAGGAGCTGTTGCTGAAGTTGCTCGTGCCGAAGAGGAGGTCGGCGGCGCGCTTCTCCTTGGCGAGCTTCATCACGCGAGCGACCTTCTTGGCGATGCGCTGCTCCTCGCTCCCGGGATACTGAGAGTCGATGATGTCCTCCATGGCGATCGAGTCCTTGGCGGAGTAGATCTTAGCCTTGAAGGTGGTGGAGGAGCGATCGAAGCCACCGATGGCGGCACGATCAGCACCGGGAGCGCGCTCGAGGTCGAGACCTGCGCCAGCGCCCATGAAGTTACGGGTCTGCTCGATGAGGAGCGTGCCCGAACGCTCGGGAACCTTGATGTTCTCGAAGAGCTTGTCGGCGATGAGCTGCGCGTCGGAAGGCACAGCCTCCACAACGAGCGAGCTGAGGATCTGATCGACGGGATGAAGATTGCTGTATGAGCTAGCCATGTTGTGAGGCTCCTGCTACTTAGGCGTTGACGGTGGTGGGACCGAAGAAGAACGCCACAAGCTGCTCGTTCGCAGCGGCGCTCACCTGGTTGATGTTGGGCATCACGCGAGCGACAGCGTAGTCACCCAAGGTGAGCCCGCTCTGGACCTTGCCGTCGGTGGTGACAGCGAGGAGAGGCGTCGTGGCGAAGGTCAGCGAGCCGCCTGCGATCACGCGAGTCAGGCCGAACACACACACCTCAACGGAGTCACCGGCAGACGCGGCGCGCTGCGCCACACCGACCACGGCGGGAGAGGTGGCAGAGCTCGCGACAGCGATCTTGCCGTTGGCGTCGATGGCGACGATGGCGAACTCGGTCACAGCCGAGGCGCAGATGAAAGACTTGACGATGTTCTGAAGCTCCATGGCTTACGCTCCGTATACTGCGAGGTACTGATCAGGGTTAGTGGTGCGGAAGAGGTTGAGCGCCTCGGAGAAGCTGATGCTCTTCTCAGTGGCGAGAGCCTTCACCTGCTCGGCGAGGGTTGCGCGGGTCAGCTCCTGCCCCGAAGCGCCATGACCGACCTCGTTGAGAGGAACGGCACTGTTGGCGGCGCGCTCGTTGAACATCTGCCAGAAGATCGGCTGAGTGTTCTTGGCGTCCCAAGCTGCCTCGACTGCCGCCTGCTCTGCGGGTGAAGCCTTGCCCTCACGCATGAGAGCGGCAACAGCTTCGCGGCGCTCGATGTCGCGCTTCTCAGCGTCGATCACGGCAAGCTTCTCAGACAGGCGCTTGTTCTCGGCGCGCAGGCTGTTGATCTCAGACATGAGAACGGTCTCGCTCATCTTCTTAGGCTCGGCGGGAACCTTGTCACCGTCAGCCACGACGATCACAGGCTTCTCCTCCTCGTCCTCCATCTCTGGAGCGGGCTCGGCGTTCATCTCGGCGGGAAGCTCGGCGCTCATAGACGCCTCAGCCTCTGCCTGCATATCTTTGATCTTCTGCTCAAGCTCGAGCACCATCGCGTCTTTAGCGACGAGCGCGGCCTTGAGCTCCTCGGGCGACATCGACTCGATGTTGTCCATTGGTAGGCTCTCCTTAAGTTGAACCCGGTCAATGGTGTCGTGAGACTGAGCCGGGCGAGGGGTAAGAGTGATGGCAAGGAGCTGCGCGTCACCGATCTTGGTGCCGCCGTCCCTCGAGTAGATGTCACCGGTGACATATTCGGGCGATGACCACAGGACGCCGCCGGACTCCTGCACGACCTTGAGACCCTTCTCGGTGTAAGCGGGGACGGCATAGAGACCATCCTCACGCATCTCAAGGTCAACGATGAGCCCGAGCGCACTCCCGCTCTCAGGAGGCGCAGGCGTGCCGCCATTGAAGGGGCTCGTGGCATGCTGCCAATCGATGATCACAGGGTCTTGATGGCGGCGCTCACGATAGACGCGCAGAAGCTCAGAGCAGAGCGCCTGATCAACCTTGCCGAGCGTCTCACCACTGAGGCGCGCGCTGACCTGCCCAATGGCGAGAGTCTTGAACGGCTTCCCGATGGTCAAGCCCTCAGGCACCTCATAGGATGCGGCAGGAGCCATCTGAACAGCTTCACCATAAGCACGAAGCGTGGTGGTCTTAGCGTCTGCGGCGTTCATCTGATTCACGACCTTTCGAGCCCAAGCGAAGCCAGCGTCACCACCCCAACCGTCCCAAGCCTGCCTCCCCGGTCCATAGTCGTCCCAAGAGGAGCCCTGCTTATCGATCTCGTGGCGAGTGAAGTAAGCAAGCATGCGCCGCACTGTATCGGGGCTCATGTTGCGACCTGCCGACAGGTCACGAGCGCGAGCAAGACCGACAGGGGTCATGCCACGCTGAGAGGGTACTGCATCAGCGCGCTTGCGTAGAGCGCGAGCCGCTGCCTCCTGCGCGCCCTTTGGCGGCTTGAAGTCGATGTGTGCATACTTCTGAGGCACAGCGTAAGTGTGACCAACCACGGTCATCGGCTTGACTCTACGAACCATGAGCGCGCCTCTTGATCAGTTGCTCGGCGAGAGACGCGACAGGCGAGAGGCTACCTCCTGCGACTGTTCTCTCGAGCGTTGATCGCTGTGCCGCTTCGGGAAGGTCGCCAGCACCGAGACGCTCCCTGATGGCGCGCTCCAGATCGTCGTCGGGAGTGAGGAGCCCACTCTGAACGAGCGCGGGAAGCATGCCGAGGCTCTCGGCGAGATCGTCCGTGTCGAGACCGGTGTGAGTCAGTCGAGGCAGCTTGGAAGGATCCACAGGACCATAATTCCATCTGATCAGTCTCCCGATGGTGCCTGCGCCTCGGCGGTCAACGCCGCTGATCGCAGAAGCCACAAGATCACAGAGGTTGATCGCCGCGCGACGGAACACGCTCAAGTGAACCTCGCCGACCGACCTCGAGCCTGTATCGGTGATGCCGAGGTTGGCGAACTGAGCGAGGAACGCCTGGCTGATCTGATTATCGCACTCACGAATGATGTCGAGCGGACCTTGAGCGTAGAGGTTGGGAGCTGCGGCGTAGTTGTCGAAGGTCACAACATCGTTCTCGATCAAGTAGCTCTGCTCGGCGGCGAGGAACGCTTGAGCCTGGCTCTCTGCCTCATCGACCATCGCGTTGATGTCGGCATCAGTGAGCCCTGCGAGGTCAGCCTTGGAGCGATCAACCTTGACTTTCGGCGCGGGGATTGCCCAACGGTCCACGCCAACGGTCATGAGGTTAGCGACGCGCTGCTTCGTCCTCCACCACCACCACACAGGGCGCAGCATGCCAGCGCCCTCGAAGTTAGACCCGGTGCGGTTGAGGGTCAGCAGGAGGAGCTTGTTAGCGGGAATCGGCTCGGGAACCTTGCCAACACCGACCGTGTTCTGAAGAACGCCGTCGAGGTGCTGATTATCACGCGAGAGCCACCGCATGTGCGCCGAGGGCTCACGATCAGCGAAGTGATCGAGCCACACCTTGACCTTGCCGTTCTCATCGGGACCGACCTTGTAGACCTCCTCAGCGTACCTGTAGCCAACCGGCACGAACTCGAAGAGATATGAGAGCTGCTCCTCGAACGACATCGACATCTGACCAGCATAGCCATCGAGCCCAAAAGCCTCGTTGGCGAAGCGGCAGAGCTCGAGGCAGATCGGGTCTTGATCATCAGCGGGCTCGAAGCGCCAGGTCGCGCTCAAAAGGGTCTGCCTCAGCATGTGCCACGAGCGGCGCACCACCGGGTCAGTCCTCAGCATGTCCTCAGCCTCGGTGACCCAATTGAGCCCGGTGAGCTTAACATTGCGCTCATAGCCCGAAATGACGCCGCCGCTCAACTGCGTCCCGCTGATGCCCCTCGTGCTGAATCGAGGGTTCAGAGCGCGCATGTGACGCGGCGTCTCGTCTGTCTCGGTGAACTGCATCTCAGCTCCTCTATGGTGAACTATAATGCTCACTATGGTGAACTATCATGCACTATCACAAACATGTCAACCCTGTTGACTATTCCGATCTGACACTTCTTGTGCCTTGACGCGCGCCTCCTCAAGCGCAGCCTCGATCTCGGCGAGGAGCTTCACGCTCTCTTGGTGGAGCTCGTGATCGGGATCGAGAAGCACCTTCTCGCGCAATCGATCCTCAAGGGTCTTGGGTTGGCTCATCATCAGGATCCTTCCATTCGCCTTGAGGGTCGAACTCGCCTGCGCTGTAGGGTCGAACCTTCATCCCTGTGCCGGTGCAATAAAAGCGGGTCATGCCGCTCAGGTGAGGAATAATCCTCTGACCCTTGATCGCCGTCTGTTGGGCGCAGATAGGACATCGGATCGGGCGAGGGTCATCGATCAACATCGCCGCTCTCCTTGACGCGAGCGACCTCGCGTTGCAAGTACCAGAGCGCCTTTTCAAGATCCTCGATGTGATCAACCTTGTGCCCCGCGCGGCTCACATACTTGATCACATTGCCGAGATTGAAGTTGAGGCCCCACGCCTCGATGACGGTGATCGCCTCAACGCCGGTGTTGGCTCGATAGTGTGAGGGATGGTCAACCTTGCTTGTGGTCATGCAGGTTCTC